ATTGGTTTGAGTGTTGGGGCACGACCCCAGGCTCAGCACGGCTTCGCCTTTACACGAAAAGTTTAACGCCCCGCAGCAGTTTTTAACCGATCATACAAATCTCGATCTGTCCGGTACAGCCTTGACTGCTCTGTCAGATTGAAAGATTCAGGCGCAAACGGGTTTTTGATGCCCGCTGGCGTGTCAGTAGACGACCGCCCAATGGGTGCGCCACTGCCCTGTGGCTTCGGTTGCTTCTGCATCCAAGCCGGCAAAGTCTTTGCCCAGTCCTGCACTGGTGTGCGCTGGTAGCCCTCAACCACGACGACAGTGCCGTCTGGCTCACGCTCAATCTTGTCTGGTGTCAACTTGGTTTTCATTACCAAGTCAGGGTCATGCACAATATCAGCCAGTGCGCTGACGGCAGGCGTTAGCAGCTCAAGCTCACGGACGCGGATTTCAAGTTCAGCAATCCGCTGATCCTTCTGTGCAGTAGCCTCCCGAAACTGTTGTTCCAGAGCCTGCCGAGCTTCTTGGTATTTACCCTGTGACTCCAGCTCCGTTTGCTCGGCTTTGCGCTTGAAATCAATCAGTTCTTGGATGTCAAGCCCATCAGGCACTGCCTTAGCTTGTTCAACGGCTGTCTTGTATTCACGTAGAAGGTCTGCGTTCTTGCGTCGCATTGCCTCCAATTCTGCCTGCATTTGGCTGACATCAACAGACTGCTCCACGGGAGCTTGCTGTTCATCGGACATAAAACCCACTGGGTTAGAGCGCACCTAGGATAATCGTTAGTATCCGGTAATGTCAAAACGGGAGTGGAACACGGTTGTACGGGAGCCGTGGAACCCGTTAATCTATCAATGCTTAAAAGCGATTGACCGTCATATGGATCAATACCGGCGGACAGGCAACAGCTGGCACGCCATCAAAGCACAGCAGCTAAGACAATATGTTGCAGAACTTAAAGATTGGATCACTGCAAACGAGTGATCACCACTTCACCTTGTCCGCCCAGAACGCAGGTGACATCTTGCCTTTGGCAATGTTGCTGGCATGACGTGCTTTGAAGCTAGCCCGTCGTGCCTTAGATGCTTCAGACTCTCCAGCTCTAGCAGGGCTGCCACTAACGCCCTGCTGTCCGAATCGAATCAGTTTTACCTTGTCGCCTTCCTTGGCTAAAACCGCGTGTGATTTTGTAGGATGCCCAGGCGTCCGCTTGGGTTGGTTGTAACCCTCAAACTGCTCGCCGCGATACTTGATTGCCATCAGCCTCGCGCCTTCTTGTAGATGTCGCTGTCAGCTTTACGGGCTCCGCCCTTGCCCGATACATAACTGTTGACGCGACCCATTGCCCATGCCTCCATCGGGACGTTGCGAGAACCACTAGACAGGTAAGCACCCTGCCCACGGCGGTAAACCGCCGCCAGTTCGCGGTACGTGAAGCGAGTGCCTTCAGCTTTGGCGCGGAGGGCTTTTTTAGTTGCCTCGCTTAGGGGTTTTGCGCTTGCCACCTTGTTCGGTCCTTGATTTGGAAACGGCACGGATGTCAATAAACTCGCCGCGTTTGTATGCCTCAGCGGTGCTTTTGATCTCCCGAGCTTTGGCGCTCTTGTTCTTGGCACCGCTAAGGTACTTTTTCGGCAAGCCGGTTGCCTTGTCTTTGGGTACGCGGCGTTGCTTGCCAGCCATCGTTACTTTTTGCCTCCTTTCTTGGTCATCGGCTTTTGAGGCTTGGCTGGTCCGGTGTACTTAGGCATCTGCTTACAGGCAGCTACCCTGCCATGCTACTTACCCTTTGGCTTTTGCTTCCGGCTTTTTCCCGCCTTTGCCAGTGCGATTGCCACCGCTTGCTTTCGCGGCTTGCCCGCCTTCATCTCCGTTTTGATGTTCTGCGAGATCGTCGCTTGGCTTTTGCCTGGCTTGAGTGGCATCTGGGGTGACCATGACTCCAGACCTATCGTACCAACCACTGCTGCCATCAGGCTTTTCAATGTACCGAGCGTCTATGGATTGCCCGCCATGCTGGATTGATTCAAATTCTGTTGCCTTGCGCCCGTCGGCGTAAGTGTATTTAAGGGTTAGCTGCTCCATAGCGTTTTTGCAGTTGCTGCAAGGTTAGCTCCGAACCATCATCACGGACAAGTTTGGCGATGGCAGTTTGCGGACCATACTTTTTAGACAGTAACTCAAAATACCGAACGCGCTCTTTGCCTAGCACCTCTGCTTGCACAGCTACTGGCTGCTTCGCTAGCCATTGTCCATACGTCAGATCAGCAGGCACCTGACCATCCATGCTTGCGCGTCTGCCAGGTGGCGGGGGGTCAAAGCCTAGGGCTTTGTAATCAATCACTGGCACTGTCGTTGATCTGCAGTTGAAGTGCTGCGGTGGCGTTGGTCCTTTGCCATAAACAAACTCCTTACCGTCTAACGCACGGCAGATAGCACTGGTCCGCAAATCAAGCGTGGCAACGTACTTGTATTTATTGGTGATGTCCTGATTGGCTTCATAGACCTGTTGACTGGCGGCATTTGCGACTTGGTTGATGCTGGTCCGCACCAGTGTCATGACCTGATGGTTTGCAGCTTTTGTGACCTGCCCACCTGCATCAGCTATCTGCCGCACGCTGCCGGCTTGATTTAACTGCAGCCTTCCGGTCAAACGTTTGGCAATTTCTGCTGTCGGTTCGCCTGTCAACAATCCATTCCGTACTACCTGCGAGAACAATTCGGTCTGTGACTCAACAATCCCTGCAAAGGCTTTAGTGACTACTTCGCCATTCGGCAAGGTAATGGTGGCACCTTTGGCTGCTGTTAGCGAGTAAGTTTGCGGTGCGCCTTGTACCGCAGCAAAGAGATCATCGCTAAGGGTCACGACATTAAGCTGCGTTGGATCAGTGGTCACAACTGATTGTGCAAACTGCGGGCTAATCTCAACGGTGTTCACAATATTTCTGGCGCCTGCAGGCAATGCCTTGCGGAGCTGTTCTGTTACAAACTCAGACTGCAACAGGGCTAAGCCTTGCAGTTCGTTACTCATAACAGCAACACTGGCATTGGACCATGTGCCTAGTGATTCTTTGAGTTGTGCAAGAATTGCTCTTAATCGTGCTGCTTTTACAGGCGCTGACAATTCATCAATGGTCCGCAGTTGATTAACAGCATCAACAATGATGTCGTTATATGCGCTCACGATACGCCGTGACACACTATTGCCAAAACGATTTAGATCAATCGCGTTACGGTACAGGCTTGATGGTGTAGTCATTTGAAGCCTAGATTAGCAGGATCGCAATCTGTTATGACAGAAACATCTGCGCCAGCTTTTAGCGCCTCATGTATTAACGACTGCACAACACTAACCTTATCCTTGCAGTCGCTTGTTACCTGCAGCTCCTCAACCTGATACTGTTTGCTATCACGAAACCATGCCAGTCTGATTACAGCAAACACATCATCGACCATTTCCTTGCGGGTGCAGGATAATTGCTGCCGCCGTGGTCCACGCGAACCCATTAGCAACAACTTAAATAATGGTCCCATCATTCAGGTATCTCATCGATGTCTTCTGGTTCCGCTGATTCTTCTGGCATCAGTCGATTGCCGACAGGCTCAGGCTGGTTCATCTCTATCAACCCACCATTTTGCGTTGCCTCTAGTTCCTCTTCTACGTCAAACTCATCGCCTAGCACCTCACCTTCATACAACTGGTCTAGCAGCGTCTTCTGCGTGATCGTGCCTGCGGTATAAAGCGCCAGCAGCGACTGGATCTCTTGCGGCTCTAGCTTGCCGCCTAGGAAGTCACGGTTGACATATGAGCTGCCAGCTTGCGGTACGTTGAGATACCGGGCGTGGTACACCAGGCAGTTGTCGATTAGATCCTGCATGTTTTGAGCAATCACCATCATGGTGCTATCGCCCTGACTGCGATCAATCCGCTTTGCCTCTGCAGTTTCAGCACTTAGCTTCTGACCTAACACAGCAGACAAGCCCAGCTCATTGATCTGCCCAGCTACCTGATCAAGCCTTTTGAACTGCGCCTCAAAACTCTTGCCATCAGGCTCAATGTATCGAGCATTGCCTTCAGCGGGGAAGCTAATCGCCTCACCAGGACCGGCTGATACTTCCTCGCCTGCCATTGGAAAGCCGAAGAACGCAAGCATTGGCACCGCTGAGATATGCAACTGATTGTCTAGATCAGATTGCACTTGATACGCTTTAAGGTTTAGCTCACCAATATCTTCTAGCGGCGGGCGTGATTCCATAAAATTCACGCGGTTTGAATAGGCAACAGAAAATGGGATGTCATCAAGGGTTGTTGTGCCGCTGTCGTGGATCTCAAATGCGCCCTTCGTATTTTTGCGATGCAGCTCAAAGCCACCAGGCGTGAGCACGCGGACCTGTTCAATAGCCTTCTCGCCATACAGCCCATCGGGCACGATGACTTTTTCCAGAAGGCGCAGCATCATTAGCTTTTGAGCGCCTTCTACAAGGTCAGTCCGCCAGCCTAAGATCTCACGCGGGGTATAACTTGCCCAATATGGTCTTCCATTTTCACCAGCAGCAGGAGCATCCACAAGCACGCCAACATGCCCGTAACGCACCATTTTCCTGGCAGTTTCATAGGTCCAAACGTTAAGATCATTCCCCTGCAGGTCTACGTCAAATAGCTGCTCACGGACGAGATCTGTCACATCGTTTAGCCTGACCGGCTTGCGCGTTAACATACCAGCCAGCATCCGTTCAAGGCGCTGGTAATACGGTGGGCAGACGCTACGGGCTAGGCGGTTGTCGTAGCTTTCGTCTTGCTCGCGTGGCTCTTGCGGCAGGTAACGTCGATGCCGGCGGCGTAGCTCATAGGTGCCAGCCACCAGATCTTCTAACAGAATCCAGTGCGGCTCTTGATTAAACCACGCTGCGTTCGGGTCATTGACCTGCGAGACCTTGGCGGTTAGTTGTCGGTCGTAATGGTTGAACCCGGTGTAAACCACTTTTGATCCCGCAGGCTATGAGTCAGTTTAGACAGCAGCGAGGGTAACAGATTTGCGACCGATTTTGATCTCAAATTCATCGCCCGGCACGAAGCCCATCTCTTGGATGTAACCTTCGCCAATCATTAGCCTGCCATTGAACAGCACCTTAGTCTTGTAGGTCAGACTACGACCGCGCTTTGCAGGCTTGTTCATTTGCAGTCCCTTGGCTTCTAGCAGTGCCTCATAGAACTGGGTGTAACAGAGCTTGTCGTTTTTGATGTAGCCGCACTCGCGGACAATATCAGACTTATTCATGTCGCCACATTCTTTGAGTTTGGCGATAAGATCAGAACCGGTCAGCATAAGTAGTGTAAAAGCTGGACGCTGCTAAGTATAGCATTTAATAAATGCGGATGCCAGTGCCTCTGCCAGCTCCAGCGTGTAGCGGGTTGAACTCACGCCACACCAGATACCCAAGCGCATCATTCATGTGGTCAAAGCCTGCATCCTTATCAGGGTCGCCCTTTTCGGTGTAGCACTGCAGCTCTAGACACTCAATCAACCGTTTGCAATGCGCTGCTACCTGCAGTCTGACCTGTCCCTTGCCATTTTCTAGCAGGGCTTGCACTGCTGCCACCCTGTCACGGACTGGTGGGTTCGCCCGTGGCGATTGGTTTGACATGCCATAGGACTCAAGGATGGCAATGTCTGTCTGTGTGGCGTTGGTGCTGCGGTTGCCGCCACTGGCATCTGGGTAAATGTAAATCCGGCGGGTAGCGTACCGGCGACGGATCTCGGCTGCCAGCGCGTCGGTGTCATGGGCGCCAGAGATCTCGTCAGTGATCAGCAGGCTCCCGCCTAATCGAACGCCGATCACTGCACTCATATTGGCAACGTTGAAGTCAATGCCAACCCGCAGCGGCTCATCGTCGGTGTTGGGCACCGTGGTGATGACATGCTTGGCACGATCAAAGCGGTCATAGACCTGCCCGGTGGTGAGGTTGACGAACTCGCCGTCAAGGTATGCACGCAGCAAGCTGGGGTCGTAGTTGGCTTGCAGACGTTCAATAAAATCTGGCGGCAGGTGAGGGTTATCTGCTGTCCGCATCTTGATTAGATGCCGATCAGAGCGTGACCTTGCCTCATCGCTGCCGAAGGTGTTCCACATCCAGCGGAAGCCTTCAGGTGTTGATGCTGCGCCAAACTGCCTGACGTTGCCGGAGCGAAGACGCCCAAGGATTTTAGGGAACGCCTTGTTAGCAATAGATGGTGCCACGGTGTCAATCTCATCAGCTAATACCCAGGCAAGGTTCAAGCCGATGATGCGTGACCAGTTTTCAAATGATCGGCACAGGATTTTGGTATCACCGCCTGGCAGATGGAGCATGTACTCCGGCAAAGGGCTAGCGCGGAAGGTGTAAGGGATCTCGTAGTGTTCTAGGAAGGCTTCAAAGTCTGTCTGCCAAATGTCGCGGATCAAGGGACCAGTGGGTTCCATGACAGCGCCAATGAAACCTTGATTGGCGGCTGCAAGTGTGACAGCCTTTGCCGCTAGGGCTCGGGTTTTCCCGGCCCCATAGCCGGCGCTGATGCCAATGATCTGCGTTGTATTGTCATCAACAAAGGCAAGCTGTCCTGGGTGCAGGTCTGCTTTGATGCGATCCAGGAGCTGATCAGTGTTGATTAGCTCGCCAGAGTAATTGAGTTGTTGGAG